CTAAATTTCTCAATCCTATCGTACTTCATTGAGTGTGTAGTTACGTTAGAACCGAAGTTGTTTTTTGGCTGCGCAATAGGTTCAGCGTTAGGTGTCTTAGTAAGTGCTTCTATTAACTCAGCTACTTGACTAAAGCCATTCTTAACTTTTGCCTCTAATTGTGCTACTTGTGTTTTAAGATTTTCGTTTTCAGAAACTAAAGCAGCGATTTCGTCTGCCATTTTCTCATCCATCTTTTTACCCATTTCAGCAGGAGTTTCATCAGCGATTTCTGCTTCTACTTCTGGAGTTTCGATAGAAATAATCTTAGCGTTTTCGTCTAACTCGATTTGAGTTCCATCTGCTAATTGGTGTTCGCCAGTTGGAGCAGGTGTTCCGTCAGCTAAAGTAACTTCACCGCCAATAGCTAATTCGCTAATCATAACCTTTGTACCATCCATAAGGCTATATTCTGCGAATGTAACAGGTACTTCCTCGATAGGTGCTTCAGCAGGAGCAGGTGCTTCTACTTGTGGCATATCTTCGAATAAAGCCCTAATTTGCATAATTGCATCTTTTGCGTTCATCATTCTTTTTGTTTAAATATTAATAAAAGATTTTGTTTATCATTTAACCCGTTGCAATATTTCCTTTATTGCATTCATAAGTTCTTGTTCTTTGCTTGGCTTTGTCTTGTAGGTAAATAACCCTTCTACACTAAAGCCTTTAAATTTACCCTCTTTAACATCGTTCCAAACGCCTTCGTTGTCTACTTTAAAAGAACCAAACCAAGAGCCGTCAGGTGCATCTTCAAAACCCTTCATTGGTTGTATGCCACGGCTTTCGTCTGTAATAAAGCTTTCAAACATAGTAACCCCTTCTACTTGTTGGTCAGGAGAGTGCATCAAGTTTACGTTTGACTGATAGCCTCTTTTGAAAAACTTTTGCGCAATCTTAAAAATAGTATCTTTACTAAAGACCACATAATAATCGCCATAAGTAGCATCGCTGCGAAAGATAGGTACATCAGCCAACATAAGAGGTCCAGAAATAATACGCTTATCTTCGCTAACCACTTCAAAGCGTTGTTGGTTTTTAAAGGCATTCCAATTCTTTTGAATAGCAGGCTTGTCTACGAGTGCCACATAGTCCACTTCGGCATCGTCATTCATATCCTCGCTAATGTCTAATAAATAAACAGGTAAGTCCATATTTCTAAATATTAATGATTTTAAATTGTTATCATTTAACCAAACCTTGCTCTTTGCTGAATAGCTGCAATCCTTTGTTGGTTACTTGTTACATCGTTCTCAACAACGTAAGCCCTTACGGCTTGGTTGCCTATTGCGTTAATAGTTTGGCTACTTAGGTTTGTAGTAGCTGCTTGTGGTTGTGCAGGTGCTATTGGTGCTTGTTGTTGAATACTCGGAGCATTTACGCTGACACCTGCGCCACCGCCCTTAACTTGTGATAATATGCTTTTAGCTTTACTTGCTGCTGCCAATACGGCTGCTACTTGTGTTGCATAAAATATAGGGAAGGCAAATGCTGCTGCTGGTCCTGTTGCTTTAGCAGATTGTTGAGCAATACTTAAACCTTGGGCGAAACCTACTCCAGTATTAATAGCAATTTGTGCAAGACCTGCTATCTTACTTGCTGCCGTTCCTTGTTCAAATAGTCCATTAAGTTCACCGATAGCCATTGCTACTGAAGCTGCAAAAGATAATCTTGCTTGTAACTCAGCAGCCCTTGCTGCATCATTATCAGCTTTTAACTTAGCATTAAATTCTTGATTATTTTGTATTAATTGTAAAGTGTAGTTTTTAGTTTTACCTAAAGTTTCTATTTGTTCATCAAACTTTTTATTATCTTCTTCTTGTTTTTTTAATCTTTCTTCTTCGTCTAATTTATTAATTTCTTTTTGACTTAATGTTCTAACAGAAATTAATTCTTTTTGTCTTTTATAATATTCTTCTAATAAATCTTCTGTTAATTTTTTCTCATCTTCTATTCTCTTTGCATATTTTTCAGCTTCCTCTTCAGCTAATTTATCAGATATGCCTTTAGCAGTATCGGCAGCTTGTTTTGCATTATCTGCTTTTCTCTTTTGTTCTTGTGCATCTAATACTTGTCTTTCAACTCCTAAATCTCTAAATCTTTTTTGCTCCTCTTCTGTTAGCTTTCCTGTAGTAGCTAATCTTTGTCTTAAGGCATTAAGTTCGTTTTCTCCTTGCTTTTTATTAAGTTCAAATATCTCTTTTTCTTTTCCACCTTGAGCAGTAAGTATTTTAATTCTTGCCTCAATACCTTCGTTGCCACGCTTAGTTGTTTTCTCTAAAGAAGCTAAAGCACGTTCTGCTTGTGATGTAACACCTACAAAGTCCGTAACTTTTGTAATAATACTACTAAAGAAAGTTCCAACTTGTGCAAGTCCTGGTATAAAATTAAGAACCGCTTTTTTAACCTTATCAAAGTTAGCAGCTACAAGGGCTACTCCGATTGCTAAAGCACCAATTCCCGTAGCGATTAAAGCACCTCTTAAAGTACTAAAAGCAGTTACTACATTTGTCTTTACTATTGTTGCAAGTCGCTGGAAGTCCTTTGCTGAGTCCGTAATAGCAGATAAGCCTTGTGATAAAGCTAAAGCGGATTGCACTTTTAATAAGGACTTTTGTAGCTCCTCGCTTTCTGCACCTACTACACCAAGCGCACCTTGAACGGCAGTAAAGCCACCTGCTACTGCATTAATTGCCCCTGCAAATGCTTGGAACTTTTTTCCTGGGTCAAACAAGTCAGCCGTTTCCCTTGCTTCACTAATCTTGTCTTTTAGTTCGGCAACTCTTTTAGCTGCGGTAATAGCTTCTTTAGAGTAATCGCCAAAATTACTTTGCGCATTTACTAATTCCGCATTTGCTGCCTTTAGTTCTTTTTTAACGCTACCTATTGACTCAACTGCGTTGCCTTGTACTGTTATATTTATACCTACGTTCTCTTGTGCCATTAGTATTGTGTTTCTATTACTTTAAGGAATGATAATTTAGTAGTGTTGTATTCCATTGGGTTAAAATTTTCGATTTTATTAAGCCTAAATAATACCCCGTCAATAAATACATACTTACTAAAATCTAAGTTAAAAATGTCTATAATATCCAATAAACCAAAGCAAGTTAATAGCTTACTATCCTTGCTTGTTATTTCAGCAATGTAAGGACTATGATAAGCATTAAATACGTTTGTACTTGGATAACTATTAGGACTAAATTGTACTTCTTTAGGTGCGCCAAAGTTAATGTCATTGGTAGGGTTAATAGGGTCATCTAAATGTCCTGCATAACCATAGCTTGTATAAGTAGCCAAGTTAGTAGTTGTGTTCATAATATTCCAACTTGCTACACCAGTAATCTTCTTTGTTTGCATTATACGAATGATGCTATCCATTCTATCTTCTGCACTATTCGTGTTCGACTTTTTGTAAATAGCAGGAAATACTTTGTCTTGTCCTGTTTGCTGAAACAATACAGATGCGGCAAATATAATTTCTAAAGTGTCTGTTTCTTTTACAAAATCAAACTCGGTATCGTAAATAAAATCGCCATAGCCTTCGGTGTACTTCTTGCGATAGTTTTCCCCGTAAAAGTCATTGTCAGCCTTAAACTTGTAATTATAGTAACGAGCGTTAATCTCACTCATTGGCTTTATGCTTATAGGTTTTGCCCTATCTACTTTGTTAGTCCAATCTTCTGCATTAGCCGATACTTCAGGATAGAAGTCCACATACGGACTAATAACCAGTTCTTTGTCATTAAACTTATTCTCATAAACGTAAAGGTTAAACATTTTAACAATGCTTAAAAAGAAATCAGTTTGAAATATACCTTTTGGGATTGTATCGTTTACCTTAATTGTTTCTCCTAAGTTTACCTGCACTTGTGTAGGTGTGCTTGTAGTTACACCTATCTCGCCTAAAGTTATATCCAGGATAATTCCGTTACCTAATATCTCAACTTGCATTGTGTCAGTATTAGCAAAGGTTACTCCGCTAACAGTGAACTCGCAATTCATAAAGTTACTTACACTTGCATCAAAATCTTGTCTGCCTATTTCTGCGTTATTCTTTTTAAGTATAACAGAATAGTTTGGTAATGGTGGATTGTAAAAGGTAACGTTACCCCTTAATAAAACCTTTATATCGGTTGTAATTGTTACACCACTTCCATAAGTAAATAACTGCCCTAACCCGTCAAGTGTAAAGCTACCTGCCGTAACCATTGTATATTCTACATAAGGACTTAGGTTTGTGTTTATAGTTATTAGCTTGGCAGCTGCGTTAAGGCTTGTATTGTTTAGCGTTGTTATGTTTGTTTGGTTATGCGGTATAATTAAACGTTTGAATAAAGCGGTATCAAAGAACGGGCAACTAAAAGTATAATCTGTACCTGCAAATATCTTTTGCATATACTCTTTTACATACAAAGCAGGTCTAAACGTTGTATATTGAAAGTCCTTTTTAAGTGTTCCGTATGTTCCCGTACTTACGTTTCCGTAATCAATCAAAGGATAGTAATAGCCAGAACCCCCTGCATTATCCCAACTCGCACTAATATTGGCTACGCTATAAGTATGGTTGTAAGCACTAAAATCTAAATCTTCCAAACGCTTATTGCCTAACTGATTAATAAAGCCACCAAGTTCCCCGACAACGCTACACTGGTATTCGATAGTTTCTTTGTCAATAACTATTTCCAATATTCGTAAAGTGCCTTTGAATATTTGCACCTTATCAATAAAGATTTTGCAGTTCGCTTGTTTAGTTACGTTGAAGTTATACCCTACGTTTGGTAAGGTATTATCCGTAAAGTTAGCGTTGTTAAGTTCAAAGATGTAACCAAATACGAGGTTATTGTTTGCCGTTCCTGGAACGCTTATTGTTTTACTATAAGAAGTATTGCGACTACCGAACTCACTTACATCGTCAATGGCATAAGTAAACTCGGTAGATATATCTTGCAATAGATCAATCTTCTGCTCTTCTACGTATATCTCGGTACTAATCATTATCTGAATTGGCTTGTTAAATATTTTCCTACTTCTACTTCAATCTCAAAGTTAAATAGTCCGTCAGCACTTTCTAACTTGTACTCGTAATTGCTTGTACTTATGGTAACAGGGAAATAAGCACCAAGTACTTCCATATACACAATAGGACTTGATACAAGTTGAGCCAACCACGAATAGTCCTGTTCGCTAACCCAATCAGAAGTAAGCTTATATTTATCCTTATGCTGAATAGCATAGTTGAAAGTTGTTTCGTTATATCTGTTATATCCATCTATGTTTGTCATTTGTCCACCTACAAGCTGCCAATCGCTTCGCCTATATGATGCTCTTTGATATTCGCTCGACCTTCTATTAACAAGTGCGAATTTCTTTGTATCCCAACCGCCAAGCCTATTTAGGAACTCAAGGTTAAATTGTTGGTATTTAGGATAACACTTATGTCTTATCTTAATAACCCTTGTTTGTGCGCCACTTCTTTTTAAATAGAAATTATAGCCGTAAGTATCTTCGTTAATAATAGTTCCACTTGCCCAATCATTTATGTGTCCTGCTTGTAGGTTAAACATATTGAATTGACCATTTAAGGTTATGTTACCCGATACAGTATTGGTAACCACATCTCCTTGACCTAATACTTCTACCCACGCTGAATAACCGCCCGTTGCTATGCGTAGGAAAGTAATGTAAAAGTTATCTCCGTATTCAAGTGTTATTTCGTCGGTATCTCGCTCCGTTAAGAAATCATCGGTAAAGTTTTCTAATAGTAAATTATCATAATAGTCCGATAACACCAAAGGTGTTTGGTTCTTTGTTAAAAATACGTCTGCAAACAATGGCGGTACAAAGTTGTAAGCCGAATAGCTACCAGATGCCAAGTTGGTAGTTGTAACACCACTTACCTCTTCGCCTATCCTTACTTGGTAATCTACTTTGATTTTATCGTTTGATGCTACAAGTATTGAGTTTCCCGAAGGCTCAAAATAGTTAGTTACAAAGCTACGCACCATTGGAGATGCGTTAAACACCCCATAGCTACCTTCTGCACTTGGAGCAGGGAAAACCTTTGATCTAATAACCTGGCTGCCGTTTATGTATACGTCATACACGAATTTAAAGTTTGTAGTTCCGCTATTAGTAGAACTTGATACGAACCATAAGTTATCGTGCATAGACGAATAAGGTGCAGGACTACTTGTTATTGTTATTGCCATTGATTGTTTGTCTTATTTGTATTTGCACATCGCCACCTATTGCGACTGCTATGTTTTCAATAAATTGCTTATTAAATATTTGCGCTACTGCTCTATCAAAGTAGCGTGTAGATTTTAAACCTTTCCTATGTATAC